GGATTTGTTATTTTTTGGTTATTCTTATTTTCAAATTACCGAATTGTATCAAGACACATTTAGAGTGCGATCAATGCAACGCATTGCACCAACAAGGGTTTCACCACAATTAAATTCCAACTCCACTGAGATCATCGGATACACAATTGATGGATATGCGATCCCAAATAGTGGGGTTGGATCATTAGTGGTTTTTTATGGCAATGATGAAGGTTTGCTGAACCGAGCAGGTCGCACAATTAGAACTGGCGCGGAACTAGAACGCGCAGCAGCAAATTATGCGCGTGAGCCAATTCCATCAATGGTTTTGAAATCAAATGGATCAGCATTGCCAGCAGATCGTATTGCAAAATTATTAGAATCCTGGGGAGTTGCCAGGCGTAGAGGTTCCACGGCATTTTTAAATGCTGATGTGACAATGGAGCAAATTGGTTTTGATCCTGAGAAATTGCAACTTGCGGCAGCGCGTTCATACATCGCAACTGAGTTGGCCAGGGCAATTGGCATCCCCGCTTATTTTGTTGATGCAGAAACTGGCTCCTCAATGACTTATTCCAACGCCACTACCGCATTGCGCACATTGCGTGATTTTTCATTAATTCCAATTGCAAATTCAATTGAGCAAAGATTATCAATGCCGGATTTTACGCCATCATCACAAATTGCGCGCATGGATTTTGATTTTTATTTGCGTGGTTCAAGTTTCGAGCGCGCTCAAGTTTATGAAATATTAAATCGCATCGGTGTATTAAATGCTGATGAAATTAGACAAATGGAGGACATGGCACTATGAAACTGACAACACCAATGCAGATCACCGCAGCTGATTCTGAGGCCAGGACAATTTCAGGCCGCATAGTTGCATTTAATGAAACTGCAAATGCATCAACTGGAAAAGTTATTTTTGCAAAAGGATCAATTGAACCAAAAGATGTGTTTTTAAATTTGGAACATGATCGCACTCGCAGAATTGGCAAAACTTTAAATATGACTTTAAATTCTGATAAATCAATTGATGCCACATTTAAAATCGCAAATACCACCGCGGGTTCAGATGCATTAGAGGAAGCCGCATCAGGATTACGCGATGGATTTTCAATTGAATTGGCCGTCAATGATTATGAAATGTTAAAAGACGGAACAATGAAAGTTAAAGCAGGAGAATTAACAGGTGTGGCATTAGTGACTGAACCAGCAGTGAAATCGGCAAAAGTTTCTGAGGTCGCAGCCACCGAAGGAGAAAATTCTGAAGCGGAAAAAAATTCTGAATCAGATCAAACAAACACAAAGGAGAACGCAGTGACCGACAACAAAACCGTTGAGCCTGCCGCACCAACTGAATCAGTTGATGTTGCACCAGCAGTTCAAGCGACATCAGCACCAGTCGCTTACACAAAACCACGCTCACCAATCGTGGATAAATTATCTTATTTTGAGCATTATTTAAAAGCAAATGTGCTTAATGATGAGGATTCCCGCATTTATGTAAAAGCCGCGGACAACACCACATCAACAGTGCCTGGCATGGTTCCAACACCACAATCAACTCAGGTAATCAATGCATTGGCAAATGCAGATCGTGGATTTATTGATGCGATTAGCCGTGAAGCATTAGTGGCCGAAGGAATGACATTTGAAATTCCACGCGTGACCGCAGTGCCAACCGTTTCAGATATTGCAGAAAATCAACCAATTACTGAATCATCATTATCAGCAACATATTTATCAGTTGCAGTCAATTCCTTCAAAGGTCGCGCAATTTCAACCGTTGAACTCATTGATCGATCACGGCCTGAATATTTGGCAGCCTTATTGCAAAATTTAGAATTTGCTTATGCAAAAGCAACTGATGAATTTGTGACTGCTGAAATTCAAAATGCTGGTGGCGCGCAACCTGCAACAGCAAACTCATCAACAGGATTTTTAGCATTTACATCAGGCGCAGCCGCTGAGGTTTATACCTCATCACTAGGTTTTGCCAGATCATTAGTTGTCAGCCCAGGACAATGGGCAAATATCATGGGATACAATGACAATGGCGCACCGCTTTATAATGCAGCGCAACCATCAAATGCAGCTGGAAATGTGCGTGGCGACAGTTTGCGCGGAGTAGTCAGCCCAGGATTAAATCTTTATGTTTCACGATCAATTGGTGTCGCAGGATCAACAACAAGCGTTGGCAATTTGTCAATGTGCGTTTTAAATCCTGATTCATTCACATGGTATGAATCACCAAGATTCCAACTACGCACTGCAATCATGTCTGATGGAACATTGGACATTTTGTATTATGGTTATGGCGCACTAGCACCAAAAGTTCCAAATGGTGCGCAATGGAACAATATCTAATAACCAAAAATCATGGGTAATGGTCGCTCCCGAACATTGCCCAGTCGAATGAAAGGAATTCACTGATGCCCATAATTGATGCTGACGATTTACGCGCAATTTTAGGTGTCAGTGAAGACCTTTATTCTGATTCTTATTTGGATCAAATCATTGCCAGTGCCGAAGGTATTTGTTTGCCATTATTGACGGCATATCAATCAGCAATTGTGTCATATCAAGTAAAATCAAATAAAGTTTATTTTTACACCATAAGGCCAAATTTTTTTGTAGAGGGTCAATCAGTTATCGTCACTGGTTGTGGTGACCTTGATGGAACATACACAGTCGATGCCCGAACATCTGATGAGTATATGTTTGCAGCAGCCGTCAATGAGGCCGATTCAGTGGTCACACCAGTTATCCCCGCTGGCCTTGCCGTGCTTGATGGATCGAGTGCGGCAGAGATTTACGCCAACAATGATGCGATCAAAAATGCATTGTTGGGATTAAGCACCGATATTTTCCAGGCAGTTATCGCCCCTGGATCACAAATTGAAGGTGTTGATTTTGCACAAACAATTTATCGAACTGGTCGAGCAATGATAAATCGCCAAATGGGATTGCTTGCACCTTTTATTGATGTTGAAACGATTGCTCAATGAGCGCATCCATCAGTGAGGTTCGAACCGATTTAGCCCAGGCTTTAGAATCAATTGGCGCAACAGTGTACGGATGGGTTCCAGAGTCTATAATCCCCCCTGCATGTGTCATCGTGCCATCGTCGCCTTATTTGGAATCGACATTGATTTCAAAATCATCAGTAAGTGTTAAAATCAATTTTACGATTTCAGCTGCCGTTGCCTACAATTCAAATCCAGGTGCATTAGATAATTTAGAAAAATTAGTGATTCAAATTTTGGGAGCAATGCCTGATGGTTATGTGGTTGGAGATGTCCAGCGGCCAACCATCACAAACATCAACACATCATCACTTTTAATTGCTGATTTATCGGTCAGCACTTATTACAATCAAGATCAACCATAAGGAGAAAAAATGCCAACTACAATCGTCACAGGCCGTGACATAACTTTCACCATTGATGGTGACAATTATGATGCACAGGCAACTAGTGCAACTTTAACAATTGACTCGACAATCAACACATATCAAACACTCGATGGCAAAGCGTATTACACCACAGATTCACAGGGAACATTTGCCGTTGAGATGCTGGCAGATTGGCCTGCTGGTGGATCATTGTGCAACGCACTATGGACTGCCGCAGACACTGCACCGAACACTCCATTGGCCGTGGTATTCACAGCAGCCTCAGGATCAGTTTTCAATTTTGATGTGCAGCCAGTATTTCCAAGCGCAGGTGGAACAGCACCTGATGCACAAACAGTTTCATTGTCATTTACTTGCGTGACAACACCAACACTATAAGAAAAAGATCGGGAGCAACCAAAAATGAAACTACCAATACAAATTGAATATGTGAACGGAGTTATTGAAACCCACATTGCCCAAGTGCCTGAATGGTCTAAGTGGGAGCAAAAAACTGGTCACACAATCAGTCAAGCCCAAGAAAAAATTGGATTGAATGATTTATTATTTTTGGCTTATCACTCAATGAAACGCACCGCAGCGGGAAAGCCAGTCAAACCTTATGAGGTATGGACTGAAACCGTGGTTGATGTGACCGTTGGTGATGAAAGCCCAAAAGTTTCCAGCGCGGAAGCATAAACCGATTATTGGTTGAACTGGCAATTGCCACATCAATTCCAATGTCGGAATGGGAAAGCGCGGAACAGATTTTAACTGCATTTGAGATTTTGGAGCGCAACAGTGGAAAATGAGGGAATTGCGTATAGCAAACAGGAATTTCGCCTGGTCATTAAATCATTTGGCGCAATGAGTGATGAGGCCATTTCAGCTGCAAAAACCACTGGCAGCGCACTGGCAGAATATTTACAAAAGAAAATTGTGAGTGCTGCATCATTTACAAATAACGCTGCTGATGATGTTATTGCCAGCGGTTCAAAAGTAGTTAAATCATCAAAAGTTGGTGAGTTAAGTTTTGGATTCAGTTATCAAAGATTTTCAGGCGGTGGAACTACGCAACAATTATGGGGCGGTTATGAATTTGGTTCCAATCGGTATAAGCAATTTCCGAGTTGGTCAGGAAAATATGGAGCAGGTTCCAGGGGTTGGTTCATTTATCCAACACTCAGAGAAAACCAACCATATTTGATTCAACAATGGGAGCAGTCATTTGAAAAGATTGTGAAGGAGTTTTAATGGCCGAAAAATCCCGCACCCTTAAATTATCCATCCTGGGTGAAACAAAACAATTGGTTGATTCATTAGGCCAAGGCAAAAAAAGCGTTCAAAGTTTTGAGGATAAAATCCTTGATTTCAGCAAAAAATCTGCATTGGCATTTGCTGCCGCTGCAACCGCTGCCGCTGCCTATGCAACCAAATTGGTGGTTGATGGTGTCAAAGCCGCCATCGAGGATGAAGCCGCGCAATTGCGATTGGCCAATGCATTAAAACAAGCCACAGGTGCAACTGATGCACAAATAAAAGCAACCGAAAATTATATTTCAAAAACAGCCGTTGCAGTCGGAATTGCTGATGATCAATTAAGGCCAGCATTTCAGCGTTTATCCATTGCAACTGGAGATGTGACAAAATCTCAAGATTTATTAAATTTGGCAATTGATATTTCACGCGGATCAAATAAAGATTTGGGTGCGGTAGTTGAGGCATTAAGTAAGGCATACGGAGGCCAGGACACTCAATTGGCCAGGTTGGGAATTGGAATCACAGCAGCCCAAGCCAAAACAATGACATTCAAAGAGGAAACTCAATTACTTGCCGATACCTGGGGCGGTGCTGCATCGGCAGCAGCCGACACATTAAGTGTGAAATTGGAAATCATGCGGGTTCGATTTGATGAAGCAAAAGAAAAATTGGGAACTGCATTATTGCCGATTTTAACAAGATTTGCCGAATATTTGTTGGTTAATGTAGTTCCAGCAATTGAAGCATTTGTCAGCGGATTAACTGGTGATGATTCATTGGTTTCCTCATTTACTGAAACTCAAAATTCTGCATTTAAATTCGGTGAACAGGTAAAAGGATTGATCGGAACATTGGTCAAATTAAAAGAGGAAGCGATGGTGGTTGGTGGAGTTTTGGTTTCATTATTTACCGCATCCGCAATTGTTGGTGGCATCACTGCAATTGTTGGTGCGATCAAAACATTGATTGCCGCCTACAATGCATTAAAAGTTTCAGCAGCAGTTGCTGCCGTTGCAACATATTTGGCTGCAAATCCATTGGCTGGAGCAGCAGCAGCAGCGATCATTGGTGGGGTTTTATACACGGCATCCAAAGCATTTGGAGCCACGGATGTGGACACTGAATTTGGTGGCACATCATCATCATTTACATACGGTGCGGGAAATCCACAATTTATGGGTTCAAGT